GTTCATCAATGGTGACGCCGCCTCTGCTGCCGCCGACTTCGACGGCATCGACAAGGCTGTCACCGGCACGGAGACCGACTACACCCCCGGCGAGACCATCGACCTTTCCACCTCAGCCGCCATGGACGCCAACTGGAAGAAGTACACCGACGCCCTGCGCACCCTCCGGGCCAAGATGGACGGCGCACCCACCCTGTACCTGATGAACAGCGAGATGTTCGCCAAGCATCAGGCGGTGATGGACCGTGCCGGCATCAACCTGTCCAGCAAGGAGAACTACGGCGACGAGGTGCTGCAGTGGGGCAAGAGCCTGATCATGTCCATGGGCGACAAGCCCGGCAGCTCCGATCCCATCATCGGTGTGGACGAAGGCGCCACCGACATCTTCGCCGTTCGCCTGGGTCTGGATGGCGTGCACGGCGTCAGCCCCGACGGCTCCAAGCTGGTGCACCCCTACCTGCCCGACTTCACCAAGCCCGGTGCCGTGAAGACCGGCGAGGTCGAAATGATCGCCGGTGTGGCCATCAAGAAGACCCGCGCCGTCGGCGTGCTGCGCGGCACCAAGATTGCCTGATAAGGAGGACGCATCATGAAGAAGTTCAAAATCACCGCCCCTGTGGCGAACTACACCGGCACCGGCTGGGGCCTGACCTTTGCCGCCGGTGTGGCTGAGACCGACGACGCCAGGCTGGCCAAGAAGCTGAAGAAGCGTGGCTACAAGGTCGAGGAGCAGAAGCAGCCCAAGGCCACCAAGGCTGACGAAACCAAGGCCGCCGAAGATCAGCCCAAGGAGTGATTCTATGCTGACCGCCATCGACTTTTCTGGCATTACCGGCCAGCCCATGCCCGATGAAGACAGCTTTACCCGTTTGCTGGCAGATGCTGAGCAGCAGCTGCACAGCCACACGCTCTATGCCTATGTGGGCCGGGATATGGAAACCCTGCCGGAGATCATCCGCGACCATTGGCAGCGGGCGCTGGCGTGGCAGGTGTACTTCCTGCACCAGCAGGGCGGCATGGCCGCGCAGGCCAGCGGAACCGTGGCGGCCGGCTTCTCCATCGGCGATCTGACGGTGAACGGCAAAGGCAGCTCCGGCAGCTCTTCGGCAGCGGATGAGCTCTCCCCCACGGTGCGCTCGCTGCTGCCGATACTCCTGGCCTTCGGAAGGGGGCTTCGCAAATGCGACTGACCCCCATTCCCCGCGCCGCACGGCCGCACACCGTGGGCATTGCCCCCTGCGCCCAGCTGGACGTCAATCACGCGCCCAGCTGGGGCGATGAAATCTCCTTCTCCTTTGTGAAGGTGGAATTCGCCACCCGCACCAAACTGGAGAAGATGGACACCCGGCAGGAGGTCACCGGCGTGTGCTACATCGACCAATCCGACGCGCCCACGGATCCCGGGCAGCTGCTCCAGGAGAGCAACGCCGCCGGGCATCCGGCGCGGCTGCGCTGGCAGGGAAAGGACTACCTCATTGAGACCGTGACCCCGCACTTCCATCCGGACGGCACCGTGCACCACTGGAAGGTGATCTTCCGTTGAGCAGCTCTGTCAAGATCGACATCAATAAGGCACAGATCCTCCGGAAAGCTGAACGTGCGTGGGAAGCCGCACGGCCTGTGGTCGCCGAGACCATCCTCGCCGACTGCAATACCTACTGCCGCTTCGATGAAGGCACGCTGGTGGACTCCGGCCACATCGAGGATGGGGGCGCGCGCATCGTTTACGATACGCCCTACGCCAAGAAGGTGTACTACACCGGCACGCCCCGCACCCATCGCAACCCCAACGCCAAGCTGATGTGGTGCGAGCACGCCAAGAAGACCCACAAGCGTGAATGGACGTTGCGGACGCAAAAACTGATGGGAGCGAAGATATGAGCTACACCACCGACATCCTGCTGGAAGTGATCCGGCTGGCCCAGGAGACCGACCCCTTCGCCACGATCCGCCGCGGCTCCCTGCCGCCGGACAATGGTATCTGCATGGAGATCGCCACCGGTGCGCCGGAGACCACCTTCCTGGACCGCCGCAGCGTGCTGAGTATCTCCGTGGTGCTCAACGGCAAGCATAGCGACCTGGCTGCCCTCTCCCGCGCCCTGGACGCCATCCACCACCGCCTGACACACCTGAAAGAATACCCCATCACGGAGGCATGGCAGATGCTGAGCATCTCCACGACCTCCGTTCCCCACCAGATCGAACGCGAGAGCAATGGCCAGTGGCTGTTCGGCTCCGCGCTGACGGTCTATTTCTTTGAAAGGAGTTGATTTTATGCTGCATGCTGTGCATAACATTTCCGTCTCCATCGGTACGAGTAAAGAAGCGGATACCTGGACCTACGCCCCGCTTTGCGCCGGCATCGAGTCCTTCGAGGAATCCATCAACGGCCAGAATCAGCAGTATTTCTTCATGTGCGGCCAGGGCTATGCCGCCAATGAGGTCACGGGCCTGGCCCCTCAGTACACAGTGTCCGGCAAGCGCGTGTACGGCGACGCCGCCCAGGACTATATCTGCGGCCTGAAGTACGAGGTAGGCGAAGCCCGTAAGACCAGCCTGAAGCTGGTGTGTCCCGCCGCCGATGGCAAGACCACTACCACCATCACCTGCGACGTCACCATCCTGGACATCAGCGATGTGGGCGGCGCTACCACGGATAACGTGCCCTTCTCCTGCGTGATCGCTCTGGACGGCAAGCCCGAAGTGACCCCCGCTTAACCGCACGGCGGACAGGTATGTGCCTGTCCGCCCCTTTTTTTGAAGGAGGAATGAGACGTGTATACCTTTTCTACCAACCGCGTGCGGGATCAGATCCGCATCGTTGAGGGCGCGGAGGAGCTGCGCCTGCGTGTGGATGTGGATCCCATGCAGATCATGCCGGAGATCAACCGCGCCAAGGATCTTCTCACCGCTGTGAGCAACGCTCCCGAAAACACCGAAGCCCTGCGCGCCGCCGCCGAAGCCTGGGCCGGATGCATGTTCGGCAAGGAGCAGACGGAGCAGCTGGCGGCGTTCTACGGCCACAACTATCTGAGCATCCTTAACGCCTGCACGGGCTACTTCACCCAGCGGCTGTCCCGCTTGCTGCTGAAAGCCCAGCGCAAGCGCCTGCGCCAATGAAGCTCTATGACCGTCTCCCCCGGCTGGTGCGCCTGAACAGACGGTCCTGGCGGCTGAGGACAGACTTCCGCCAGGTGCTCCGCGCGCTGGACATGCTGGGAGATGCGCGGCTCATGCCCTCCCTGCGCACGGAAGCGGCCCTGCGGCAGCTGATCCACGGTAGATTGCCCGGAACTCAACCTGAGCGGCAGGCGCTGCTGGACGCCGTTCTGGCGCTGCTGTGCCCAGCCTCCGGCAAGGGCGGAAGCAAGCAGGTCATGAGCATGGAGCAGGACGCCGATATGATCCGCGCCGCGTTCCTGCAGGTCTACGGCATCGACCTGACCCGGGCAAGACTGCACTGGTGCATCTTCCGTGAGCTGCTGGGGTGCATCCCCACAGGTACCCGATTGTCGGATGTGATCGACATCCGCACCCGGCCCCTGCCCGCGCCCAACAAGCACAACGCGGAGAGCATCCGCCAGCTGCGAGAAGCCAAGGCATTCTATGCCCTTCAGCTGGATGACGCCCAAACGCGCGCGCGCTACGAACAGACCGCGAACAACCTCTTCCGCACTCTGCTGACCATGGCAAAGCGAGGTGATCCCCATGAGTGACGGAAAAGTCGTATTTGACATTACCGGTGATACCGGCGGGCTTGACAGTTCGCTGAACAAGGCCACCAACGCCATCAAGAACCACACGAACAAATGGGACAACATGATGTCCCAGGTCGGCGACGGCCTGAAGCAGGCCTTCTCCTTCTCGGTGGGCCAGCTGGTGGCCGACGGCGTGCAGCAGGCGCTGGGCGCCATCAGGCAGTTCGCCAACGAATCCATCGAGATGGCCTCCAGCCTGGAGGAAGTGCAGAACGTGGTGGACACCACCTTCGGCAGCGACGCCAAGAGCATCGACACCTGGGCCAAGAACGCCAAGAAGTCCTTCGGCATGGGTGAGCTGGCCGCGAAGAAGTATTCCGGCACCATGGGCGCTATGCTGAAATCCATGGGCCTGAGCTCCAAGCAGGTCACCTCCATGTCGAAAAGCATGGTATCCCTGGCCGGCGACATGGCGTCCTTCTATAACCTGGATCATGAGACGGCCTTTGAGAAGATCCGCGCCGGCATCTCCGGCGAAACGGAGCCGCTGAAGCAGCTGGGCATCAACATGTCGGTGGCGAACCTGGAAGCCTTCGCCATGTCCCAGGGCATCACCAAGGCATACAACGCCATGACCCAGGCTGAGCAGGCCACGCTGCGCTATAACTACCTGCTCGGCGCCACCGCGGACGCCCAGGGCGACTTCTACCGCACCTCCTCTGGCTACGCCAACGCCACCCGCACGCTGGAAGAGAACATCAACACCGTGAAGGCCAATGTGGGCGAGTTCCTGCTGCCCCTTGTGACCGACGTGGTCAACAGCGTGAACGCTCTCTTCGAGAATGGCTCCCTCTCCTCCCAGATGGAGGAGATCGACAAGACAATGCTGAGCGAGCTTTCCAACGTGGAGGCCCAGGGCGCCGTCGTCAAGGCGCTGGTGGCTGACCTGACGGAACTGGAGGGCAAGTCCAGCCTGACCACACAGGAGCAGGAGAAGTGGAACGCCATCCTGGCCAAGCTGGTACAGACGATCCCTGAGCTTTCCTCCGTCATCGATGTGCAGACCGGCAAGATTGAGGGCGGCACCCAGGCCATTCTGGATCACGCCGCCGCGTGGGCTGCCGATTCAGAGGCGCAGATCCGCGCCCAGGCGCTGACGGACAAGCGCGCAGCGCTGGAAACGACCCGGGTAAACCTGATTACGCTGGAAGTGGATCGGGACGCCGCGCAGGCACAGCTGGACAAGTATAAACAGGAGTTAGCTGACGCTGAAGCAGCATTCTCCTCCGCTTTTCATGGTCTTTCTTATAAAGTCGCACACGAAAACTACAGCGGATTAGGGTATCTTTTTCTAAACGAGGAGCAAAAACAGGCAATGGCTGAATACGAGAAAACAGCCGATCGCCTTAATCCTGTCATCAGGAATCTGACAAAGGAGACCGACCAGCTCGAAGCGTCCCTCGCTACCACCTCCGAGCAGTACGAGCAGGAAGCCGAGCGCCTGGCCATCCTTGAGGAGAAGATGTACGGCACCGCCGAAGCCGCTTCTGCCGCTGCCACCGCCGAGACTGAATACGCCACTTCCCTGACCAACGCCCAGGGCTATCTGGCCCAGGCCGAAACGGCCGTGGCCGCCCTGACCGCGAGATACAACGAAGCCAAGACCGCCGCCATGGAACAGGTGAACGCTGTTGTGAGCGGCTTCGAGAAGATCGAGCCCGTGACCAAGAAGTCCGTGAACGATGTGATCATCGCACTGAAATCTCAGCAGGACTACATGGAGGAGTACAGCAACAACCTGAAAATCGCTTCCGAGAAGGGCGTGGATGAGGGGCTCATCGCGGCACTGAGCGACGGCAGCAAGGAAAGCGCAGCCATTCTGGCAGGCATCGCCACGGCGACCAAGGAGCAGATCTCTGCCCTGAATACTGAGTTTGAGGGCACCACCGCCGCCAAGGACACGCTGGCTACCAACATGGCCGAGGCTGAATTGGCCCTTGACGAAGAGTTCCAGTCCATGAAAGATGATGTGACCGACCTGGTGGCGTCCTTCAATCAGGAGATGGAAGCCATGGCCGCCGCCATGGCCACCGGCAACGGCGCGGCTCAGGGACTGGCCAATTCCCTGCCTGCTATCCAGACGCAGTGCGACCTGATCAACGCCGCCATCCAGGGAGCTTTTCAGGTAGACGCCCCGCAGCTGACGGTCTCCGGCACGACCGAAACACCCGACGGCAGCCACGCCTCCGGACTGGACCGTGTACCGTTCAACGGCTATCTGGCCGAGCTTCACCAGGATGAAAGTGTGCTGACCGCCGATGAAGCCGTTGTCTGGCGCAAGCTGATGAACGGCGGTCTCCCCGTCGCAGCTCCGAGCCAGACCGCTTCCATCGACTATGAACGACTGGGCGCGGTGATCGTGGCCTCCATGCACGGCGTAGCGGTCGAGATGGACGGTCAGACCGTGGGACAGCTGATCTACCCCACCGTGAGCCATGAGATGGCCCAGGAGGCTTCCTACAGGAGGTACGGATAATGTATTCCCCAAACTCTTTTTACAACGTATATCTGGACGGCATCGGACTGCACGACCTGGATCCGTCCATCGTGATCACCGACGTGCAGGAGCCCGCTCCGCAGCTGGACGTGCAGACGGTCATGCTGGCCGATCGGCCGGGTGAATGCTGCGCACGGCAGCTGCGCAAAAACATCAGCGTCATTGTGAAGCTGCGCATCATCACTTCCAGCTTTGACCGACGAAAAGC